ATGGGCAAAACGACGGTTGACTTGACTGAGGTTGCTAACAAAATAAGACAAAAGCTATTCCCTGTCTATGGACTCCGGAATATCTTGTCGGCGGGATTATTGCTGTTTGACAGGTTGTCCGGCGATGAACAAAAGAATATAATTGCGGAGGCAAACGGCATTGATATTGAGGATGCATCTCAAAAAGCGGCGGGAAATGTTCGCTACATTATTAAAATTTTACAATCTCTGAACGCCAAACAAATTGCCATTGCCTTACAGTTTTTGTCCCCGGACGAATGTCGAGTAGTAAAGAATATTCTTGACGATATCAACCCTGAAATCCAGCACAAAAAACGCAGAGTATCCACTTGATTAAGGAGGGTTGCTGAGTTAAAATGCCTTTTTTGAGGTGACAAAATGAAACGCATTCTTTTCGCAGTGATCGTCTTTGTGATCGCCGTTTTTGCCTTTTACTTTATCCCCAGGGGCGTCGAACAACAATCCCCGTCAAAACCAACCCATATCGAAATACGAAGAATCCTCCCTTCGGCGGTGAAAGAAATACCATTGGTTTTACGAGATGTAACCATCATTGAAAGGGGTATTGGTGGAGAAAATATTAGAGTTGGACCGGGGATGAACTACGCATGCAAGGATGGTCCAGCAGAAACATTGGGCGAAAATGAAAGGTTATATGTTCTTGAGGAAAAAGATGGTTGGATACGTTTTAGAGTTGTGCCTGATTCACAAGAGAAAACTTTTAAAAGGCTTGATATACCCTATCGTGAATGGTCGGCATGGATAAAAAAGGATTTGACGATTCCGGATTCCCAACATTGATCATCACCGGAACCAAGGATTATTACAATATGGGCGGCGAAAAGCAGACGGTCTTTGTCCTTGAGCCGCTTGAAGTGCCGGATAATGTCTTGTAAATCCTCTTTATTTGCCCTCCTGCCCTCGATGGTTGCCCCAGAGGTCTGCAATCGGGGGTCCATTTAGGCCGCCTTTGGCCTCTCGCAAGCCGTAGGCCCTGTGGTGAGCCGTAATGCTTCATTAGAACCCTCGTGCATCGCCCCCGCGGTTAGATTTGCTGGGCAAATCTGCGGGGGGCGACCGATTCAATCGGCTATTTTGGCCGATAGCGTTAAGTGCCGAACTCTTTGTGAAATAAACCGCCGCTGCCGTCGATAACTGCTTTGCCGCCGTAGCCGATAGCTCCGTCAAGTCCCATATAGCCATCGCCGGGTGGATTATTCATATCACTGCTGATTATTGTATTTCTGATATTGACACTTATTATGTCTCTGTATCGACCGCCGGGAAGATAAGATTTTTTGCCGCGACCTATATCGACTGTCGGACTACCCAGCAACGGACGCAGAGTATATATTTCTTTGCCGTGCGAATGCGCCTCGAAAGCTACGCCCCAAGTTATTCCGCCATCGTTACGATACAAGAGCAACTGACCGCAAACCCCGACGGCATTTGGGTTTTTAATTGCGGCAATATAATGGTCGTCGAAGGTAAAAGATACTACCCATCCATCAATCGGCACTATCGGCCAGGTAGCTGTCTGCCATATCCATTTTTCCGGCTCGCCTGCGTCTGGGTCCCAATTGTCTCTTCGCGGCACTATAAAGGTTCTATTCGGATCAGACCACGAAGGCAAAATTGGATTACCTTGAAACTTTGTCGTTATTGTTATGCCGCTGAATGTGATAGATATTGAGCCGGTGTAATCGAGAACGCATCTTGCAGCCCGCGTCACTCTCCGTTTTTGTGTTGTGCGATTGTAGCCGATACCCTTTACGGTGATTATGGAGTTTACCGCAAGACGTTGGTAATAACCTGCTGCGATTGCCTTAAAATTGTTTCCTTGCGGTATATCTGCTTGGCCGCCATCATCCCCCCACGCAATGATTGAACCATCCGATTTCAGGGCAACCGACATATTTCCGCCTGCCGCGATTGCGATAAAATCTATCCCTGCCGGAAAATCACATTGACCATTACTATTATCACCCCAAGCAACGATACTGCCATCAGATTTTAGGCCGAGTGAGTGTCGCCGTCCCGCCGCGATTGCCGTAAATGTTCCGGGTGAACAACTTGCCTGCCCATAGGTATTGTCGCCCCATGCTTTTATGCTACCGCCAATTCTGAGGCCGAGCGAATGTGCCTCACCTGCCGCTACCGCAATAAAATCCTGATAAATGGATATATCAGGGACATCACATTGTCCGCTGTCATTATTGCCCCACGCGACAATATATCCTTGCCCATTTCCTGCGCCGTGTTCGTGAATTGCGAGATTGTGATACCATCCGGCGGCGATATTGATATAAACTATGGGCGTTCCGCCGAAAATAGCGGGCGGGCATGGAGACCAAAAATCACTATCACCCCAGCCGACAATAGTACTGCGGTCAATTTTCAAAGCAATGCTATGCTGTTTCCCCGCCGCAATTTTGTCATAGTCCGTTCCGGCTGGGCAATCAGTTTGCCCATAAGTATTGTCACTCCAGGCATAAAGCGAGCCGTCCGTCTTACGAGCTATTGCGTGTGCTACCCCTGCCGTCATTTTATCAAAAGCATATCCCGAAAAAGTCAACATCGGGGAACCGACAGGCGCCCACGGATAGATTGTATGATTAGATATTTTGAGAGCAAGTCCGAAGCCAACACCTGCTGCGATTGCCGTATAGCCGGTTCCGGCAGGCGGTTTCACCAAAGCGCTGTAACCCAAACCCCAACCTCTCAAAGAGCCGTCTTTTCTAAGGGCAAGAGAATGTAAGTAACCCGCTGCAATGGCGATAAAACTATTTCCAGAAGGGCAGGTCGTTTCGCCGTAAGAGTTTGTCCCCCAGCCGACTATTGAGCCGTCTTTCCTCAGAGCCAGATTATGACGCCAGCCGGCAGTAATAGCCGTAAAGATATTGTCACCGATGACCGAGGGATAATCCGTTTGGTGGTCGCCGTTCCAGCCCCAAGCGATTATCGAACCGTCTGTTTTAAGGGCGACGCCATGCGCCTCGCCCGCCACAATCACCGTAAAATTGTAACCAGCCGGAATACTTGCAATCTGCCCGTGGCTATCGTAGCCCCAACCGACGATAGAACCATCCGATTTCAGGGCAAGCCCAAACGATGTCCCCGCCGCAACGGCGATAAAATCCGTCCCCGATGGCGGGTCAAGAATCGTAACCCCCAATCCGCCCACTGTTGGCATCGCATTTTTTTGTCCCCATTGAACGATTGAGCCATCTGCTTTTACGGCTAAACCCCACGCCCCTTTACCAGCAGATATGTAAGTGTACCCTTTACCAGTGGGCGCCGGCCTGTCCTCTGCCTCTGCGATATTATCCCAAGAATTACGTTCAATTATCTCGCCGTCTGACGTCAGAAAAACAGAATTGCCGCCGCCTGCCGCGATTTTATCGACGTAGTTATTGGTGGGAAAAACGGTATTGTAATTGGCGTCTGTACCCCAGCCTATGCCGGCCCTGTAATTCTTACCTCTCAATATGTAGGTCTGTGCCATTATCCTCTCTATGCGTTATTCGAGGCATCCTCATCGCTTGCCTCAAAGCCCTCTGTAGTTTCCCAAACACCATTCATTTTTGCGATTTTGAGTTTGTCGGCAAACTGTTTTGCAATTTCCCAGTATGTTTCAAAGTCGCCGTATGTTGGCCGGTTATCCTCAGTGCCGGTATGCCCTAAGATGCAGAAGAAAATACCTTTATGACTTGTGCCCCATATATACTCACCGCCGCTATAAATTCCTGCTGTCCATTCGACCGGCGGATTAGTGATTTGAGAGTACCCGATTGTTTTGTGCATCGTCAGCAAGTGCCTGTCAGCATCTCGCAAGTCGCCGCCGCCGGATATATCGCAATAGACCTCAATCTGCTGGATAACTGCCCAGTAAGCAGCCCAGTTAGTCCCGGTAATAGGTCTTGTTGTGTCGTCTGTGGCCTCATAGCCGATTATACAGTAATAAATTTGGGCATCGTCGCCGACAAGCGTATCGTCTTTGGCCCAAACCTTATGTTCCCACGCTGCGGGGTCAGTGCCATCATGATCGAGAAAACAGGTTATATGATTTGATTCGCCTGCATCTTCTGCGACATAGGCAGTATGAATGCCGGTGGGTTCCTCTATGGGTATGCCCACCCATTTGCCGATTGCGCCTTTGCTCGTTGCGGTTCCGCCATCGCTTGTGGCATCATCGCCTGCCTGCTCATAAGTTATCTGGTCATTTTCCGTATCGACATTGGTTATGATAAAGGTGCCGTTGAACGAATCATCGGCGACATCGGCGATTATCACTGATTTGCCTGTTTCAAAATCATCCACCGATTCCAGTGTGGCGATGACTGTGCCGGAAGCCCTGTCAATACTTGCAATATTCGCTATGGCATCGTTGTTTATCTGCCAGACAGCCAATCGGTCTGCAACAGATAGATTATGGCTTGACTCGGTTGAGTAATTTTCATAGAGATTGAGAATTTCAGTTGTGCCTGTGCCATCATCTTCAAAATGGTCAACCGCACTGCCTTCCCAGTTGGTATCGATTATTTTCTGTTTTTTGCAGTTATAAACGCCTGACCCCGTAGCATTTGAAACGATCTCATAGATTTTAACTCCCGCTGAACTGGTTTCGCCGGCTGTTATTTCAAACGGTATTCCCACCCACCGTTTTGTGCCTTCATCATCCGTTCTCTGCCAGGCGGCCAGACGGTCTTCGACTACAAGTGCAGTCCCTGCCCCTCCGCTTTCCGCAAGGTTAAGGATTTCAACGATGACCGGGGTTTCATCTTTTGGCTGAAACTTATCGACTCCTGTCCCTGCCCAGTTCATCTTGACGAGTTGCAGCTCGAAGCAGTTATATATGCCATCGCCCGTCCCTGCCGTCTGCACCTCGAATATTTTTATATCCGTCCCCCGTGGCGGCCACATCTTGGCCCTTCGCGGTTCAGATATGAGTGGCAGAGGTCTGTTCGCCTTGCGTATTATCTTCTGTAATTTTGCGAGTGCCCTGCCCGTCAATGTATAATCGCGGTCGGCCATTTGTCTTTCCTATCCGCTACCTGTTGTTCCTGAACGTTGTTTTACGTTCCCGATGCTCGGAGAACCACAAAGGCATCAGAATCGACGTTATTTGTCAGGGTGATGATGGCCGGGTCATATTTCAGTGTTCCGCCGGCATCAAGTTTAGTTGTCGTTATTATCCTGACCGCGGTTGATTTTGTCAGGTCCAAGGTCCCGGCGGTCTTTATAGCAACCGTGGCGATTGTTCCTGTTGTATTGCTTGTCACTGTCCCGCCCTCGATGGTCAATGTCGTTACGGTACCGGTGCCGTCTATCAGCAGCGTGCCGGCCTTTGTTGTGATGGTTGTCGCAGCGCAAAGCAGCGTATTTTCACCGCCTGTCTGGTTCAATGTCGTCAATGTCGCGCCCGGCCCGATTGTCAGTTCCACATCGCTCGATGGTTGTGTCGTATAGCTGGAATTTATAACACTGAAGGTCGCCGACTCTCCCGTCCCGAAGGCGATGCCGACCTTTCCTTTGCGTATTTCGAGCGTATTGCCGGCGTTTGTCCCCAGCAGCATTACTGTCGGCGTATTTGTGTTCGCCGGCGGCCCGCTGTTGTAGATGGTGATGGCCGTCTGTACCGTTCCGAGGTTGAGTTTGATTCTCCCGCTTCCGGTTGGTATCCCCGGCCCGTTGTAATAACCTATCTTCACGGCCGTCGCTCCTATCGAAAGATAGTTGACATCATCTCCTATCTGGCCTATATAGCTCTGTGATATATTCAGTGATGCGAGGGTCTTTGATGATTGCGCAAGGCCGCCTGTCACGTTTACCGACGAATTCTCGAAATAGACATTATTGCCGTCCCTCGGCACTTCGCCTGTTGACCAGTTGGCTGCTACCGCCCAGTTGCTGTCCGTTGTTCCTGTCCAGAGGATGGTATTGGCTGCGCTGGAGAGTTCTGCCAGTAAACTGATGATTAACAAACCAACAATCAAAATCTTTTTTGTTTTCATAATTTAGTTCCTTATCCTGAATTTTTTCCTCTATATTTATTTACTCATTATCTGCCCAGATTCAGTCCCGAAAATGCCATCTTCCTTTTCGTCCAAAAATAAAGCGGTACAGCCGGTTCAAACGGTTCGCCGGGTCTCGGAGGATATATTCTGGTCCCGGACAGGCGAAGCGGCACGGGCAATGGCGTCGGGTCACCGTTGTCATCTAGCGCTCGGACAATCACTTTTTTGCCTTCAGTATCGATATCAATAGCCTCGCCATATCCCTCGTTTAATATTCGTCTATACCATCCCCAATTCCAATTATGGTCTTGTAGCGTGAAAATAAAATTATAAGTGGCCTTGAAATAAAACAGGTTGGCACATCGCATTCTGACTGCCACAGGCGCCCGGCACATCGCATCCCCGGGTTTGTAACCCCAAAAACTATCGATATTTATAGTATTGGCATATTGCGACATCAATTTGTCGTCCCATTCCGGCTGGTTCCTTGTGATTCGCAGTGTCGTAAATGCCGTAGGTTCCTGCAGGGGCGGGTCGAACGGTTCTCCGTTCACGTTGCAGAGCGGTTTCAGCAGCAATCCATCATCATCATAGGCCATGTCGATTCTTTGTGATATTTCCTCGCTTCCCCAGTCGATGTCCCAGGGCTGGTCGCATGGATTCGCTAACATCTCCGGCACAGAGTCGGATGATCTGTTTGCCTGGTTTGAGTAAATGCAGATGACCTCATAATCAAAAGGCCCCACCGCCTTGACACTTTTTTTTTGCAGCCACAGCCAGGGATTGAACGGATGTCCCGAAAAAGCTGGTGGCACCTGATGCTGGTCTCCCGCCACGCTTCCGGGCGCGGCGGCGGTCAGCGCCAATAATGGTCTTAATCGGGGGTCGTCAGTATTATCGAATGCGACCTGGCATGTGAGCGGGGCAGTAAGAACCATGGTCGCCAGGTCCTGCTCACATGAATACCCATGCCAGTCTAATACAACAGATATCACGGCCATAATTTAACCTTCCAAATCCTCAATATTGACCGGCTGAACCCTTCCGGCCTTATGTATGTTGTCCAATACGACCTTTATCTGCTGCAGCAGCGATGTGCTTTCCTGCGAACTCTTCGCTATTTGCGCATCATAATTGATTGTCTGGTTCGGCGATGCCCATCCTCTCATTTTTCCCATCTCGAACGGCGCCAGTCCCGGCGTCGGGTCGTACGGTTTTATTTTGGCCTTATCCTCGAGTCCCTGTAATTTTTCGGCCCAGGGTATTAGGAATTGAATGTCCTTTATCTTCGCGCCTTTTAAGAGCATCTCATAGAGCATCGTAAATCCCTTGCTCTTGCCAAAGGTGTCGATACTGGTTTCCATATGCAAAAAGGAATCATCGATTGCTTTTGTCAGGTCCTTGGCCTTCGTCATCTGTTCGAGGTCGAACATGTCTTTGTTGTATTTTGCCAGGTCCTCCGGATTGACTCCCAGCATTTTCAGGTCATAGTATTTTTTTCCGCCCGCCGTATCGCCGAAAGTTTCAATCTCCCTGTTGAGTTCCGCCATTGCCTTCGTATATTCTTTGGCTCCTTTTATTTGGGCATCCGTTTTTTCTACAGCATCATCGCCCTTATCAACATATTGCCGGAGGACGTCGAGCGCATCGCCTGTCCCTTTGGCTATATCCTTCCATTGTTCTGTCTGTTGTTTTACTTTGCTGCCCCATAGATAATATTGTCCCTCTGGCGATGTCCTGCCCGTCCCCAGCATATAAAATAATCCCGATAATTGTTTCATCACAAATACGCTTGGCCCGGTTGTTATATTACCCACATTTTCCTTAAGGTCTTTCCATGAGTTGGATAGCCTGTCGATTTGACCTTGTGTCCCTTTTGCCATTTCCTGCGTTACGATAAATCCTCTATTACCTTCGGTCAGGACCTTATTAAATCTCTCCGTCTGCGAGCTGCAGTCATCGAATTTCATCCCCAATCTTGTAAACCCTATATAATTGCCCTCGGCCGCCTTAGCGACCATTCTCATTGTTGTTTCGAGGTCTTTTTGAAGTATTGTTGACCAGCCGATTGCTGCCTCGGTTGCTTTTTGCAATTGTTCGCCGGATAGATGTCCCAATTGTGCGCCAAGTCCCATCGCTTTCACGATGAGCATATCGTGGATTCCGGTCAGTTTTTCAAGCTCACCCGCGTATTTTTGCGCCGCGCTGGCCGCATCTACACCCAGAACACCCGCTAATCGCAGCATTTGCTGTTCAAGTTGGGCATATTCCTTGATTGAATCCTCGATAAAACTGCCGATTTGATAGGCCCCGAACCCGCCGGCGATCGTCGTGAATGCCGAACTGAACGCCCTTTCGATGTCGGAGAGTTCTCTGCTCGCTCGGTCATAGCCCTGTATTACGATATCTACCTGGTGTTTCGCCACATCTACCTCATATCAAAAAGCAGATATAAAAAAGTAAAAATGTTATGCGGCTTTGCCGCCTCCGAATTTTTACTATTTACTTTTTACTATTTGCTTTGTTTATAGAAAGTTCTTAGCTTTCCAACGAACCTCGCGCCATCGAGGAACCCTTTTGCCTGGTCTAATTGTCCGCCCGCGACGGGTGCCAGTCCGTGTTCGAGGTACATCGTTGCCACCTCAATAAATTCCCACGTCCCGGGCGGTATGATTGTCAGGGGGCATTTGTTTATATAGATTTTTCCCGTTTTTTTGCATTCTTTGCATCCCGCCGCGCCGCATTCCGGGCACTCGAAGAAAAGCGGCGTCGATTTTGTCGGCTTGTCCCTGCATTTATCATTTCCCGGGCAGTTTTTGCAGCCGGCCCCGAACGACAGGCCGACCGCGATTGTCAGTTTTTTCGTTCTTCCGCCGTGAATCCCTGGTATTCATAATGGGCAAGCAGCTGGCCCAGCTCATATGATGTGCAGATATCTTCGAGCTTCTCGATATCAAACGGGATTTCCGTCTTCTGTCCTTCGGCTTCGGTCTTCCAGATGTTTTCCCAGCCAACGACGGCGGTTTTGAGGATGTCTAAAATCCCGTCGATGGATCGGATATCCGGCCCGACGTTTCTGGCCTTGTCGATTGCCTCGATGATTTTTCGCATCTCGCGTGCCGAATGTGTTCTCAGCTCGAAGTGTCTCTGTTTTTCCGCCGGCTTATTTTTGTCGGCCTTGAGTGTTACCCAGAATGTTGTCCCCGGTTCCGTTGGTATCGGCATAATTCGTTCCTCGTTTCTCGTCGTTCGTTTTTCCGAAGCGGCCACAAGCCGCTTTCCAAATTACGATATACGATATATTAAATACGATATACTAATTACGTTACCGCGATACTTACTGCATCGTTTCCGCTGCTGTGATGGCATTCGCCCGTCCAGTCGAGAATCTTGAGTCCTTCCCGTTCGCCATCTTTCAGTTCCTTGCACTGGACCTTCGGCAACGTGAAGGTTATTATGTCAACGCCGTCCGTTGCAGCTATTGCGATGGCCGCCTCCGTCCCCGCCTTTTTGATGCCGTGGAAATCATAAGTGGCTACGAGGGTCTCGGTCGGGTCGAGCGTGATAATGGGCCCATCGTAGTTGCTCATGATATAATAAATGCCGGACAGGTTGGTTACGACTATGCCCATATCGAGAGTGGCCTTGCTGATGTTCAGCAGGTTTGTTGCGACCGTCAGCATTCCCGAACCAAAGAGGATAGGTTCTCTTGTCGAAGGCGACCACGTCGGTATCGCCTCATCGATTGGCGCAATCCAGTATCCGAAGAACTCGCATTCGAGCTCAATCGGCTTGCCGTGGACAAAGTTGAATTTGGTTTTGCCGTAGCATCCCTGCAGCATCTTCTTTTTGCCGTTCTCCCAGACGGCGATTGATATTGTGCTCTGGGCGGCTATGCTGGAGGACATCGAATAGACCTCAGTCGCCTTTACGAAGCCGCCCGCCTCCATCAGGACAGCGCAGAACGGGTCCAGATGATGCGAGCCATCCCCTTTCAGTTCCGTCTTGAAGGAGCATCTCCCGAGCGGTTCGCCTTCCCTGCCCTGGAACTCGATGCCCATATACAGGCCTGACCCGACTCGTTTGATATATTCGGCGGTCGATTCGCACTTGAGGTCATATACATGACCCGCCAGGGTTGGCGCAAGATATGTCCCTTTCGTCGTTTCGGCTATCACCTTCATTACATGCAGTGCCCTGACCAACGGATTTACCGGTGCCATCTTATGTCCCTTTCAATTTTTAGCCGTTATTCTTGTTTCTTAATTCTCAATTCTAACTTCTAAATTCGTACATACTGATCTTTCAGCTGTGTCACGTACTGCACAGTGAATTCGATATCCAGCGTATGGAATCCCTTGCCCGCGGTGATTGACATATCGAACGGATTATCGTCAAGTCGGATTCTTGCGAGCTGTGCATTGGTTTCATCGAGAATGATGCTGTCGTTTTCCATCAGTTTATTGATAATGTCTGCGCCGATTCGGTTCATTGCGGTATCGGGCGAATCATCCGACTTGTCCGACAGGGACACAAAGCACGTGCAGAACACCCGCTGGTCTCGCGTGCTCGTATTTCCCGCTGCGTTTTCCGAGGCCTTATTCGCTGCCTGTCCGACGAGGACCTGTCCCGTCTGGTACGGGCATCCGCCGGCCAGATACCAGCTCACCATATTATTGATATCCACCTGTTTGATTCTGCCTGCATGGAGCGTATAATTGCCGCTCGATGTTGCGGTGATGGCATTGATGGCCGTCACGATTGCATTTATTACATTTTCAATTACCGGATTATTCATATTATTTTTTTATTATGCTCCCAATTCGCTTTTAATATTTCCGCCGAATATAAGGTTTTCCGTCGCGATATCGAGCATCCTTTCGAGCATCCCGCCTGCCGATTGTTTGACACCTTCGAACATTCCCGGCGCCTGTTCGAGTATTGCCCCTGGTGATGGCCCGAATATTTCCTGAATAGACAGCCGTCCGACCATCGAGCTTTCAGTCAGCTCTGCCGGCACTCCGCCGCCGAATTCGCCGCCGAGCGCCTTTTGGCCTCGCCAGCCGGCTGAATATCGCCTGAAAATGCCCGTATGACCGCCTGGCATCGTCGCCTCGAACGCTGAGGGTATGAATCCCAATCCCCCTGCCTCGAATGTAGCGCCAAGGGGTCCCCGGTGTGCCCTGAAGGCGATTAGCGGGATTCTCTTGCCGAGTACGCTTATCATTCCGGAGATTTTCGACCATCTGGCGTTGATTGCCCGGGTGAGGTATTTGCGTGCAACTCCGACCGCTGCTATCTCGCGTTCGATTATTTCCTTTTTGGTCTCTGTTACGGTCTTTCTGATGGCCTGATGCAGCGCCTCTTCTATGCCGCCGGGCATTTCTTTCAGGAGCAGGGAAATCTTATTCATCTGCGCCTTGTCGATCTTAATTTCTATGCCTACTCTTGGTTCGCTCATATATTCAGCGTACAGGAGCAGCGGACAGCGTACAGAATCCTGAACGCTGAACGCTGAACGCTGTCATCTGATCTCCAGCGTCATCATTCCCTTGTCGATTGAAATTATATTTGTTATTCTTCGCATTGTCGGTGTTTCTCCGGGCCGCAGCGCCAGTTTCACCTTGTCTTGTCCGACATCGAGCGTATCGCCTGCGGGGTAATATGTAATCGTTTCCGCCCCGAGTCCATCCAGAAATGCCTGTGCCTGCGATATAATCATGTCATCGAATATCGATTCCGAGACGATATTCGTTCCCGACAGGATTCCTTCGGTGGCGTCATTTTTGACCGTGATGACAGTCCTTTCCGCCATACTGTGCGGGATGTTATCGAGAGGGCTGATTTCGCCACGTTCGACAATCGCCTTTATGCTGCGATATGCTACTGCCGAGGCAGTTAATGTGTGGTTTGCGATGATGGTTGAAATTGTATATGTATTGACTCCCTGCAGGATTGCGGTTCCATCGAGGGTCCACAGTGTCTCGTAGCCGGCCTCCGGCGTTGCCAAAAATATCTGGCCCTCGCCTGTTGCGACAAGTACTGTTCCGGTCGGTGTTATGGTAACGTGATTGCCAGCGGTTACGGTCACGGTGAAGGCATCGTATGTAACTACCGGATGTCCCGTCAAATCGCCGTATATATCATATTCCCCTGTTATATCACCATATGAATACCAGCATGCGGGTTCTGTAACTCCGTGCAGCGAGCTGATTTTCCACATTCCCGCCTCTGAATCAAACCATATCTCGTAAGTGCCATCCGCTCGGCGGTAATACGGCTCACCGTTATATGTCCCTGAGGGCGGATATGTGCCGGCTGCAAGTGTTCCTGTGACTTTTATATTCATTTATTTCACCAAAACGAGTTTAGAACAGATGAGAAAATCAGAACTTGAATTCGAGTCGTTCAGACCTTGAATGGCGAGCAGATTATGGCCCACAGTCAGCTGATTGACATAGGTCGAGATGTCATAGGTATTCCACGCGGAGGTTGTCTCAGCTGATGCCTGCGTAGCCAATGAGTTCCACACCGGTGTAGTTGGCTTATTGATATATTTTACCAGAGTGCCGTTGATGTAAGCTGCAAATCCATCATCATATCGCATCAGAAGGGAGAGTCCGGTTACGGCATCGAGAGAGGTTATTTCAAAGGGTATTCTGATATAACAGGTGCCGTTTATGTTGTGCATAGTTGTAAGAACATCGTTGCCAATCCATTGGTAATAGGCATCACAGGGGTCTGTGCAATAGCCGACTCCGCCGTATCCGGCCGTCCAGGCGCTGTCATTGTAGTCGTAATTAGTCCTCCAGTCGGTCCCGATATCCCCTGTCGGGACAAGTATTTTCTTATATTTCATTTCCGTAACTACGATGTTTGGGTCGTTGGTATCGCTTACAGTGGTTGCCTTACCCCAAAAGCAGGAAAGCGGATATGATGATGTTGTCCCCGCCAGAACCAGAACAAAAAACAAAGACATGAGCAGTTTCTTCATCATAGTATCCCGCACCAGTTCGGGCCTTTGGGTTTGTCCGGCCATAACCATTTTGTCAGTATCAAAATTAGTCGCTTCATTACTTCACCACCCCACCAGAATTACAGAACTGTTTTGTTTCGGCGGTTGCCAAGCACCTGGTGTTGACTTGCCGCCATCGAGAGTGGGCACGGCATTTATACAAGGCGAACTCGGCAGCAAACTAAAATCATTAGTGTCTTTATTTCTGAATCGCGGGTCGGCTGAAATACTATTGACATCATTCAGGGGGAAATTAACTACGCCGTGATTTGCCCACGTCAGCCAATCCGCTTTCATAGTGGCTAAATCTGGAATTACTGTCGCTGTATTTGCCGTGAGTTCTATGTCTGCAAAACCAGAAGTGCCATTAACGTAGCAGTTGAAGTTGATATAGTTATCGCTTACTCCATAAACACCATACGAATCAGCATCCGTTCCAATGGCATACGTAGCGCCAGCCCCATCAAAGATGTTGTTGTATATCTGGTTGTGGCTCTGATAAACAACTCCAAATCCTACATCATTCTGGCTGGACAGTCCGAAAGCATAACTACCCGTCGAATGACAGGTGTTATTGAATACGTTGCAGTTTGATGCACCTTTCAGAAGTAAACTGCAAGGGCCATTCGCTATGTTATGGTGAACATTTATCTTTTGTCCCTTAATAACAATCTGATAGTTGCCTCCCATAACCGTATCGTATGCGACTTCGCCCGACTGGACATTGTTGCCGACAATAACCGCGTGCTTGGCTTGTGCGCCTGATAGAGTAACTACATTATGTCTGATAACCGCATTGCCAATAGGGTCAGTAATCCCGCCGTCCAGGCCTATTTGTATGCCATACGAACCCGCCGTTCCCATCGCAAGCGTGATTGTGTTATCAGCTACAAAGATATTGCTCCCTGTATTTTTCGTGCCGCTTACGCTAATAGCAGCGCCAGCCGAACCAAATGTCGAAGTGAATGTATTGCCGGTAATAATCACATTGTTTAAATCTGGGGCAGCACCAGCGGAATAATTAGCATTTATGGTTGGGTTTGTAGAATTGGGATGAAATATATTGTTAGTGATTCTAACATTTTTAAGAACACTGGTATGGTCAAGCTGAATCAATGATATTGTACCAGCGGAAGATTCGGTAAAGGCGTTGCCATTAACGGTGAGTGAATTGACATTATAATCGGAAATAGCCATATTAACAGTGGAAAACGTCGGGTTGTTAGAGATATTTACATCCGGCAAAGGCGTTCCCGATGGATTAAGAAAAATAGTCGGTTTTGCCGAGGTATCTGTGATGCTATTGCCGGTAATAGTTATCGGCCCATTAACACCTGAAATCCAAATTGCCCCAGCCGACGTGCCTGCCCCCGTGATAGTTGCGGTATTCCCTGTAAAAATAAGGCCATTCAATCCGACCATTTCTATGAGATAACCCGATACAGGGAGAGTTGAATTGGTAATGCTTAAAGACCTTGTTGGTGTAGCGTTACTGCCTCCGTGAAAAAAGCCTGAAGATGGAGCGCCATCAGAAGGATTGCCTAAAATACAGTTATTAACAACACCGTTTACATCGCCACTGCCGAAATCTATCAAATCCCCAGGCGAAGGTTTGATATTCCTCAAGGTTAGATTTGTAAGTGTAATCGTCCCCTTACTCCCGCTATCCCAATACATACAGTCGGACGCATTGAAATCCAGCACTACAAGAGTGGGGTCTGTATTTGCTTGGCCGTTATTCCAACCGTTAATCGTAAGAGCTTTCGACGTTGACCAGTAAAACTCCTTCGAAGTTGTTTCGGTATAAGTGCCTGGCTCAACCCGTATCTCGGCGGGAAATGTAACAGCACCAAGCGCGTGACCCACTGTTTTCCAGGCGTTAGTACCTTCGGTTGCACCAGTATTGGAATCGCTGCCATCTGCTTGGATGTAATAATAGTTGGTCGCCAACGCCTGCCCACAGACAAATAGAATCAACAGGATTGTAATTAGTTTATATCGCATTGGCATCTGCTCCTGCATAATAAACGAATATCTTTTTGGGGGTTACAAACTGAACATCACAACTGCCAAAATTCGCACCAGTTCTCACTGCCGTTGCAATCGTTGTGCCGTTCACAACATCGATTACGGTACTATTGGGGTCAAAGTGAACAATAAAACCAAAGGCATCGTTGGTATCGCGTAGGGAGAAAAGCTGACCGATTCTCGCCGTATTGGTATCGTAAATGCCTATGTTAATATCTTTTGTTATGCCTGTGCAGGTAAACGTCCAGCGATTATTGCTGTCAACAAAATTAGTATCGGAAGTTATATTCAGCCAACGAACAGCGTTGACATCGCTCGCTGTCGCAAATCTGCTATTAGCATCAGTCCTGTCCACGACACGCAAGCCGTTGACATCGTTCGCCAAAGCACCGCCAGCAGCAGCTATCGCAGCACTATTTCCTGCTACCGCGCCTCCTGCGCCATCGCCCTTCAAAATAGAGGAGGTCATAGCAACTGGGCTATTGCTCAGAGAAATCACCGGATGACCTGTTGCTGTCCCTGCGGGCGAATAACTCCCGTTCGGGTCAGAGTTGGTTCTTGTCCAATACGCAGAGCCGGTCGTTGCTGGCCCAGTACTTATGCAATATCCCGGCAGGGATGGGGCGCTCCATAACCAAAACAAAGAATCTGCCGTTCGATAAGTCGGCAAGCTGTTATAAGTGCCATTCTGATAGAGTTTTCCTGTTATATTAGGAGAAAGGGTATCTGTCGATGTTATGATGTTATAACTCACAAACCTGTTTGGGTCTGCGAACATGGCATTAACATCGTTCGGAGCAGAAGGAAGATAGCCAAGTGCAGCAGTTATATCAGCAGAAGTTGAAGGGGCAACATTACCATCACCATTAAAATGGGCAAGACCGATTATTGTTCCATTCGAGCCGTTGGGGTCAATGTGGAGGGCAATCGTATTGCTTTCGCCAGTCCTCGTATAATATGCAGGATAGTTTATATCGGATGCTATAAACTGGTGAGTCCCGCCTGAGCCATCCAAAGTAAATACGCTTGCCGTTGTTGGCCCGTTGACAAGTCCGCCTGCCGTATATTCCGGCATATAACCGGCCGAAAGTCCCGTAAGTCCGCCGCCTGTTATCTGGTTTTGCAGCCAGGCGTAAAAGGCCGGATTAGAGCAGGGGTCGCCCTGCATCATAGGCCATAATGGCGGCAGTTTTGCCGCCTGCGCCAATGAGCATAATATCATCAGGATTATTATTGCAGCCGTTATAATTCTCTTAATCATATTTACCTCATTGAATTTAGAGTTTAGAATTTAGAATTTAGAAAATGATTCGGATTCAGTTCTTAATTCTAACTTCTCACTTCTCAATTCTTTAATTCTCACTTCGTTTTATCCGCCGCTTGCGCCGGACAAAATGATGTAGATATGGTCTATGACCGTCCAGTTTGCATTATTGATAAAGATTCCGAAATATTCATAACCCGCGACCGGGAACACTAATTGCAGAATATCACCATAGGTTTCTGTGCCTGAATACCCGCCTTTATAGACGCCTAACGGCCACTGGTAACTGAGGGTCATTTCATCAGCCCATTTATAGTTCGGGTCCGCTACGGGCGCTGCGGCGGTTCCCCGCAGCGCAGCTCCCGAGTACGGGTTATTGCTGAGCTGGACGTTTCCGATTCCGACGGGTCCGGAAAATACCTTTTTGACGCCTCCGTATTTGCGGATGGCGAAGGCGTTGACGTCGAATGCCCCGGCGTTGGCATCGTTTGCCTTGTTGATTGCGTGCGCGAATATGGATACCTCGGCGAGCGCCCACTGGTTGGGCATCGCGAGCCATCTTCCGGTTCCTGTAACGGTCCCATCAGCCGTTCTGGTGTTGGCGATGACGTCTGCCCAGGTCTTTGTCCCGAAGGTCGGCTGCGTATCATTGGCGGTGATATCGATGATATAGAGGTAACCGAATTTGGCGTCCCCTATATAGGTGAGCTGGTTATAGGTGGTGAGCGCCTTATCATCCGCCATTGCCGATGCGACCCAGAGGATGGCCAGCGCTGCAATAACGCCGGCGATGATGATTGTGATTTTGTTTATTCGTCTCATATTTTCTCCTTAGCCGCAGAGGGCATAGAGTTCATAGAAAACAAAAAACAGTGTTAATCTGTGTTAATCCGTGTCTAAATATTTCCATGTCCAATCAGATACGCAATTGCCGCCACGATGGTTATTTTGGCAATGTCAACGCCGGCTGCGGCCAGGGCATCTTTCCAGCTTTTTTTCGTTTCTTTATGTTCCTCGAGATGTTCTTCGAGCTCCCGGCATGGTCTTGTCGGCGCTTCAGGCATCAGTTCGAGTTTGGTGGCGATAGTTGCAACATCGGTTGCCATTGAACCAACCGATTTGACGAGTTCATCTATTCGGTTATGTATCCTGTTGAGGTCATCTTTATCCGGCGGCATATCATTGCGGCCAATGGCCGTCTCCAAATATCAATTATCAATCGCAATTCCGCAATTTCGTATCGGCATTGGGCCGGGCGGCGATATTTATCCCGGCCCTGCCGATACAGCGCAAACGTCTTTACTTTTTCAACTCATCGTCCCTTGTAGGGAAAGCGTTGCCTGCTACGCCCAGATTCCGCGCATTTTCTGGATTTCCCAGCCGTTGCCCGCGATATCCGGGTGAATGATAATGTAATCCCAGTGTTTCGCCGTTGCCTTGGTATTGGTTCTGGTTGCATTGTCCACCCCGGCGATATCCGGCCCCATTATTTTGTCCGACGCATTTGGCTGAACGGTAATGAGCACCGCCGCATCCGCTCCGCCGTTGATAATCGCGATGGGTCCCAGCCCCGCCGCCGTCGCCGGCAGCGTGATTGTCTTGGCATCGACGGTCATGATAAATGCCTTGCCAACGTCCTGTATATCGAGCGTCTTGTTATCGATGAGCGTCTCGAAGGTAAAGCCCTCGAATACAGGGCTGTTCGGCATAAACTCATTGAGCTCGACGTATGCGACGGCATCCGTCGCCGCCATAGCCACCGTCAGCGAGCCAACGAGGAAGTCAGCCGCAGTTAGGTTCGTTGTCAATGCTCCCGTTCCGGCCGTCCCGCCGTAAGGGTCCCCATTCTCGTCCCAGCCAACCGGATCTCCTGTGCTTCCGGCAATCTGGGCCTTAACGATTTTTGCGATCCCTTCGACCAGTATCGCACCCTTCACATTCGCCTCGATATCGGTCACGCACAAACCAGCTCTTCCGCCCGACTGGACCATTTGGCCCGCCAGGCACGCCGAGGTTGGCGTATAGTCAATCATGTCTCCCTGCTGATATGCCATTGCTTCCGTGTTCATAATTCGTTCCTTCCCGCCCTCGATGGTTGCCCCAGAGGCCTTCTATCGGGGGTCAAATCTTAAATTTTAAATTCTTTGTTCAGCCACAGAGTTTATGTCCGCGTAATCCGCCTACTGCGGAGAAGTTCGTGGCTACTTTTCACTGGTTCCGGTTCCGCTGATACAGGCGTCGCCAGCAGCTTATGGCAGTTAAAGCATTTCATCTCCCCCGGCTCATTTACTTTGCCGTGCCTTTCAGCATAGTGAAGTTTGTCGCCTTTTCGGACAAACTCCGTCTCTTGCCCGCATTCACATTTCAAAATCAGGTTCTGTTCCATTTTTTGTTTCCTTTTTTTTAAAAATCTCAATACGAAACTGACAATCCACAATCGTTTAGTTACTGGTTGTTCTTCTGCATCCCGCGGAAGTCCAGCGCCTTGACGCCCACATCCAGATAAACGCGGTATGTCACGCCTAAAACATCGGCCGGCGAAGGAAGTTGCTCGACTGTCGGCTGTTCGACGCCGTTGAGGAATCCGACCTCGATCGTATCGACTTCGCCGCCCCTGCCCGTAACGTACCAGGAAGTGGCCGAATACCCGCTAAATGCGGAGTTCGACAATCTCGGCTCAGCGACAACCTGAAGATTATCATCCATCAGGGCGTTATAGTTGCCCCTGATGCTTTCAGTCGAAGGTGTCCCTGCGATGACGATGGTTGTGCTGCGGGCAAGATTCATTGCCGTATATTTCAATTCAGGCGGAACAAGGATGACACGAGGCATGATTGTAATCTGGCGACCGGCCTTGTCTTTTTGCTTGATGAAGGCAGCGCATGCCGCCTGCAGAGTTGCCATCGTCAGTGCCGCACTGGTATTGAGGTTGAGGTGCGTTGTGGCGTAGAACAGCACTATTCCATCACTCATGGCGCCGTTGGCGAGCAGGTGCGTATATACGAGGTCCGAGGGCAGTTCTGCCGCCGCCCTGCCGAGCCGTTCGGGCGTCCGCGTGAATGCGCCGAGGTCATCGTTGATTATCTGCTGGCGGGTAATGCTGAACTTCTTGGCATAGGTGTCCAGTCGGTACTGTTCGTACTCTTCCTCTGCCCCGCTTTCTTTTATTTCTCCGCCGGCACCGACCTTCTCAAGCGAGCCGGTATCCGTCAGCCGGACGCGGGTCGAGAGTTTGAAGTCGGGCAATGTTCCGATGGAGCACCAGTTCCGCCACGTGGCCGGCACAAAATTGTAGCCGCGCATAGCGCTTTTATTGGCGATTGCGCCGAGAATGAACGGCAGGGAGGCCGTCGAAAACGCCATACGGATTGTGTCTTCCCTGCCCAGCGGCACATCCCCGCCGTCGAGATTGATGGCGTACCGGCACATATCCAAGAGATTCATGTCCCTGTGCCTGCTTGCGACTTCTGCGCGTCGCTCGCCGTTTGTCTTGTCTTTCAGGATGGTATCCTCGAATCCAGCCCTGATGAGCATGGCGTCGATGATTATGTCCCTGCTGTCAACACCCTGTGAAATCACCAACCCTGGCCCTTTGACCTTTGGTCTGGCCTTGCGGATGTGTTCCAGGACAATCGTCCTGAACGCATCGACCGTCGTATCGCCATCGAGCGCCCTTTGAAGGACATCTGCCGGGACATCCTGACCGGCAAGCTCCCTGATGGTTGAGCACCTTAGCCGTTCGGCTGCAATCGCCTGCTGAGGGTCAATTGCCACGGTGGTCGCTGAAGATGTCCGCTGATTGTTATCAGCCTCAGCGGTCTTGGCCGGCTTCTTTGCCGGGTCGGACCGGGCGGTTTTGTCATCTGTTTCTGTGCCGTCGTCCGCCATCTTTTCGGCACGGGCCGTTTCGGCATCATAATCCTTTTGCAGCGATGCCCTCTGCTGCTCGCTCAGTTTGTCATAATCCAGACCTCTTGCAGCGAGCCACTGTTTGAACTTTTCCATTTGTGTATCCTTTCCCGCGTATTTACGCGACTTCGCCGCCGGGTCCGCCCCGATCGGACAAACACTATTTTCCTTCAGTTCCCATTCCAGTGAAATTCGTAAATCAATATCTGCGGATGCCTTATAATGAACGCCTTCGATGTCCGCCTCTTCGCCGGCGTTGATTATTACCGAACGTGTCACCTTGTATCCAATTGATTGGTCCCTCTGATGCTTTTCCTTCGCCAGCAACCAGGCATGTTCTGATAGCGGTGATGTACTATAATAATCACGGCCTATGATTTCCTCACCCACAATGTGCGCACCGCGAGCACTTCCTAACTGGCTCGAAACAGTTGACCGGTCGTGAGTATCCAGCAGAGGAACCTGATCGTGCAATATTCCACCTTTCAATACGAGTATTTCTTCAATTACGCTCCATGTTGCCATATCAAAGACACGTACCCGTGCAGATGTCGCGAAAACCGCCTCAATGGAGCGTGTCTTTTCGTCGAGGGTATCTAATCGCAGTGAATATATCCTGCATGTAAGTCCTGTATTATCCACAGCGTCCCTGTGAGTTAATCTGTTAATCAAATCCTTTTTCATTTCGCAACTCCATTACTCAAAGCAAAAAGCAGATAGCAAATAGTAAATATATTGATGCGGCCTTTGGCCGCTTCTTTATTTCTTTTTGCTTTTTACTTTTTTATTTTTACTATTGTTGTTGTTTGACTCATCCTGCAGGGCCGCCGCGACTGCCGCCGGCGACATATTCTCAAAGGTAAGTCCCAGCGATTCGAGCAGGTCCTTTTCTTTTTTCCGTTGTTTGAATTCTCTCTCCCAGTCCTTGCCATCCTGTGCATATACCGCGGCATAAGTTGTTGAGCCGTTTCTAAGATTGATGTCTTTTTCGGTCGCATCTTTAACCGGGTCAACGTGCTCATCACCCGGCCAGAACCATGCGTAGGAAGGAACTTCCTGCGGCCAGTTATAATTGATGAGCGATTGTTCCCTGTACCAGGCATTTACTATCCTTGAAAGGACCGATTCTTCAATGTCGCCTCTTTTGGTATTGATGTATCTGTAAAATATCTGATGGTCCATTCTTCCCGATGCGTAGTTATAATCGGCGGAATTGGCCGCGGCGATATTGAAGGGCATGCATTTGGGTCTGGCTATCTCATTGAGTAACTCGCCTTTGAATTCCCCGTAACTTGCCGCCGGCTGTTCGGGTTTAAACTGGAACGCCTTTCCCCCCGGCGGGAATGTCAGGACTGCGTTTCTTGCAAGTTCTATTTCATCCATCGCCTCATATGATGCGCTACCATCCGGTTCCTGTTCCATCACAGCCGAAATATCAGCTGCCGTCTCCGCCGCCTGCACCGTGGCCAGTGTAAATCGGCGCAGATAAGCGAACAGAGGCAGTGATGGCGTAAATTGAGGAACGCCTCGGGTCTGGCCCGGTCTGTCCTGTTCATAATAATGAATCATATAATCGGCAGGTATTGTCTTAAATGCGCCTACCGCCAGGACAAAGGTGGCGCCGGGATGCCTGTCCAGGACATAATACTGCACCGGCCTGCCATCCTCATCCAGCTCGATACCGTCCCGCAGTTTTTCATCGATTATTCCGCCCGGCCTCATCCACGGTGTTGCTATTCTGTCCGCCTCGATCGCGGAAAGCCGCAATGCCGCCTCATTTTTTCGCGGCTTGGGTGTGCTGGTCAGCAGTATAAAACCCTCACCTGAGGCATCCTGTTCCAGTGCACAGGTTTGTCTTAAAATCATTGTCAGTGACAACCGGCCTGTCAGGTCGCAATTTTCGGCCCATGCCACAAAGGCATCTTCCATTTCACGGTCTAAATCCGGATTGTCCGACTGAAATTGAATGCGCGGCCCTGTCCCTATAAGATAGGTTGCGAATGTCTCTGATATTCCTTTTGCGTACGGATTATTGCGGATTTCGTAGCGTGCCCGGTTTCGCAACGTCCGCAGGTCCCAAAGGATTGTCGAGTCGGCGTCCCTGCCATCGGCCTTCAGCCAGTGCTCAGAGTTATATTTGTTCGTCTGCGCTGCATCGTATCCTCCGCCGATATATAGAGGCGCCACTCTTTTGGTATTTACCCTTGTCCTCCGCGATTCTGAGAGCATCCTCGGTTCCGAAACAGGTGCAGTTTTTCTGCTTTTCCGTCCTCCATCCTCAGTCATCCGTCTTCCATTCGCAGGCGCTATCATCGCGGGCTCCCGTTTTTCATGAACGCAATGTTCGGCCTTCCGCCCCTGGCTTTTATCGATGCAAGATTAGCGTAATATTTTCTCGCGGCGATGATATCATCGAGATTTCTGACTGTTACGGTCCTGTTGAACATTCTGCCGCCGACCTGGATAGTCAGCGGGTAAGCCACCTGTGATGCGATGGCCGCATCGAGAACCTCAATGATTGCCAGGTAATCTGCCATATCCGCAGAATCGGTGACTCCTTAACTTTCGACAAGGGAAATCCGGCTCAGGAGAGAATTATTACTACCGGTAGTACAAAATCTGATTTTCGCAGGTTAAAAACCTCGTGGGATTACTTTTCTATCACTTCTTTTGTCCTTACCCTCCGCCCGCAATAGCGGCAGATCATATATCTTCGAATAGCCCCGGGAATTTTTTTCACGTTGAGCACCTCCCACGACCGGCCATCCTCATCCTTGAAGTCCGCGCATCCGCATTTGGGACAGCGAATCCCAACGATGGGCATCTGCGATTCGGTCGATATTTTTGTTTTTTTATCCGTGTCCATCCGTGGAACCTATTGGTTAATTTCACCCTTCTTTTTTCTGCCTTTGTATCTCCGACAATTTCACCGTCGCCGCTTTCATCGCCCCCGGCTTTAAATACTGTATTCCCTTATAAAACCCCGCCGCCGCGGCATATACCCGCAGGTCCAGCGAGTGCGTCTGTGCCCCGTTGAATACCGGCTGCCAGATATATTTATACTGGCCGGATCGTTTATCGATGACTTTGACGAGTTTTTCATTGGTGAATTCCGTAAAAAAGTAGCTCGGAATTTCCGCGTATGTCTGCATCAATGGCGGCGCAATCACTTTGAGTTTCCCTTCCTCTTCAGGGTCTTCTGCCACCGTCGGTTCCGCCCAGGCCGTAACGAGGTTTTTGAAGTAATGCGTGTCGATGTGCATAAGTTGCATGCCGCGGTACCACGCCCTGGTGTGCCGTCGTTTCCTTATGTTCGGCTCGATTGCCGCCTCTAATTCCGTCAGCCGCAGCGGCGTGTTCAGCGGTCCCTGCTCGCCCATAATCGGCAGGCTGAATCCCGGTCTGACCCGGCAATGTTCATAGACATCATCCGGCTCAAATTTGGAATCCTCAAACGAGCATGAGACAATAAGCCACGGTCTTTTATCGTTTGGCGTCCCGTCCGACCACGGGTACGGTGAATTTATTATCACTTCATCGTATTCCTTCCAGCTCGCGGCGAAGCCGGTATTTATTACGTAATTTTTCATCCCAATCGCAAATCCGGCTACCTCGTAATCGATCCGGACGACCCCTCTTTGTGATTTGTGATAATCAGCGCTTGCAACGAGCAGTATGCAGTCGGGCGGCACGGTCCCGCGCGAGAATGTCCCCGTATTTTTCTTCACGTCCTCGGCCCGTAATTGTTTTCCGAGTTTCTTGTGTATTGTTCCCCGGATTGAGTTGTCGAAATCCATCCTTGCCCCCTGCATTATTCCCTCTTCGGTATTTGCCTCGAACCAGGCGGCCATAATCTCCGGCCAATGCATGAACGGGCTTATAAGCGCCTCGTAGTTATATCCTGATATTCTTTTTGTCTGCGTCGGCTTGCCGGAAGTATTTCCATCGGAATCCATTTTCATCCCTTCCGGCAACCATAAGCCCGACGCGACCAATTTGGGTTTTTCAATCTCTTCGATTTTATGTCCGCAGACCTCGCATTCATACCAGACGTCTTTTTTTGCAAGGATTTCATCCGGCTTCCGCAACTGTTTGGGCAGATGGAGGTTCTCGAATACCCATATCCTGTATTCCCCGCAGCGGGGGCACGGAATGTAATATTTGTTCTTGTTCGATTTCTCCCAGTAAACCCAGGTATATCCCCACTCGGTTGTGGGCGTGCAGCTAATCACAAATTTGCGGTCCCAGTAGGTAGTCGCCCTTTTCACCGCGAGCGCGATGGGGTTGGCCTCTCTTCCGGCAAAGGGAGGATATTTGTCCGGCTCGCGGAAAATCACATACCGCACCGACCGTTCCGCCAGTCCCGCCGGGCTTCCCGATGCCGTGAACATAATATCCATCCGGTCCAGCTTGAAAGTATCGCCCTGCAGTTGCCGCGGGCCGCCTATTATATGGCGGGCAAGATGCGGTGAATCGGTTATCATCTGTTTGATTCTCTTCTGCGAGACATACGGGATGTCGGCATCCCTCGGCACGACAATCAGGCAGTCGCCCGGGTCCTGGTCGATTGCGAAGCCGAGCATGTTCTCTTCTATCGTCGATTTTGCCGATTGCGCTGGCGCCATATTGACCACCCATTCGACCTCCGGGTCGCAGAATGCGTTTTGTATTTCAACCGCATAGGGCGTCAGCGATGATTTGTACTGGCCGGGAAACGCCGACCGTTCCGGCATCTTGCGGTATTTATCCGCCAGTTCGGTCACGGTGAGCTTCTCCGGACTGCGCCAGGCCTGCCGTTCTTTTTCAGACCAGGTTTCGATATGATTGCGAATGGCAATTATCATTTATTGTTCTCTGTGCCTTTTGCGGCTTGTTTCTTTTCAGCAACAAAGAGGTCACAAATCTCTTTTGTCGCCGTATTCACGATTGACTGGAGCAGTTTGAGGTCTCCCCCGGCCGCTCGCAGCAGTGGCGCAAGGTTTCTGCCCAGTCCGCCTAATTTTCTCCGTACCGTTATAATCTGCCTGATATTTTTTTTTTCAACATCTTCTTTGCTTATAAGCAGCCCCTGTTTTTCCTTCAGTTCCAGCTCTAACAGTTGCGCCTTTGTCTGCTTAATATCGGCGGCTGATATTTGTTCCCGCTGTTTGTGTGGATTGATAGTCGCCCCTTCGCTGTCTTTGAACAGTTTCAGGTCGCTTTTCCGGTATGTTTTTGTGCGGTCCCGCAGCGACCAGGGCAGTCCTTTTTTCTGCCAGCGCTGGATTGTTTTTTCATCGACGTCGATGAACTTCGCAGCGGCTTTTTGCCCGACGACAATATCATCATCGATGGCGGCAGCAGCATCTGATTTCTGATTTATGATTTCTGATTTATGATTTTTAATATTATCAACCATCCGTAACAATTGTCGATTGCCGATTGCTGATTGACGATTTTATTTGGAATCGACATTCGACATTCGCCAATCGTCAATTACTTAATTTGGCAGTCCGATATGATATTTATGCAGAACGCCCCGCAATTTTTCGTTTTTCTTCATCAGGCAAAGCAGCTCTGCGGCGTTCAGCTGGTTTTGCTTATCCTGTTCGACCTTCATTCTCGCCATCATTGTCTTATGTATTTTTTCCTGCCTCAAAAACAGCCAGGCATAAAGAACGCCGAAAGCCACAAGAATTATCCCGAACAACCCGCATAACTGATTTTCTGTCATTATTTTAATCCTTTATTTTTGACACTGATTAACACTGTTTTTACCGTGTTAATCCGTGAAATCCGTGTCTAAATATCTTCATCTTCTTCGATAATTTTGTCGAACTGTCCTTTTTTGAGCGCCGCAAAACCGAGCAGAAAGCATCTCCAGTACCAGCCATCTTCGCCGTGCGTCAGTTCATAAAGTCGTTGTTCGTTTATGCCCGATATTTCGCACAGTTCTCCCAGCGAGACCTGTCTAAACGTCGTCCCGTAAACAACATCTGCGGCCGGGTTTTGTCTGTTTGTCCCTGTTTTCATTGATGCCTCAAATCAATTTGCTTTGCACGGTGTATCCCACCTTTATCATCATCAGCAGGTTCGCCATCGGAGACCATTTACGATGTCTGCAATAGCAAGAATGCCATTTTATCCAGTCAGTAACATCGAATTCATTGCTGTTCCAATTTGCCTTGCCTTCGCAGGCAGCGTAGTTGCACGCCTCGGAGCAGTACCATTTCTTTTTGTCCTGGATTTCCCCGCCCGGCAGTATCAATTTGAACAGCACGCCCTTATAATCGTAGGGCCTGCCGAGAATTGATTTTGCGGCATCGAACATTGCCTGTTCGACTGCATCGGGTACATTTACCGTGATTTTCAGCCAGTGTTCGGGATGTTTGAGGATTTCCAGTGATGGCGCAAGCCGGACACCTGTGAATCTGCCTCGTGTCGCCGATGAAAAGCAAATGCCCTTGGAGCATCCGCCAATTTTACCTTTGTTTATCAAGAGGTCTTCTGCCGGTTTGTCTGCTCGATGGTTCCAGAATCTGTCGCAGAATTCGATTTCCTCGTGGCTGATGAGCAGTTTCTTATTGCCGAACTTCAGGCAGTCCGACTTATTTGCGAAGTAGCCGATTTCACCGATCGCCCTGCTTACCCATGAATCCCCCGGTCCCGATTTGTAAAATAAAAACCGTATCTTTTTCATATTCGACTCCGTTCAGCTTTTTACCATTTGCTTTTTGCTTTTTACTTTTCTTCGCACCCCATGGGGCGGGTTTTCTCATCCATAAGTCCGCCCGCCCCGTTTTCAGCCGGCTCCGCCGGTTATCAGATCCAGCCGTTCTTTTTCGCCAGCGCATAACCTGCCAGGAGCAGGGAGATTATGCCTGTCCCGGTCATCGCCTTCGGCCATTCGCTTATCAACTGTTTGGTTTGTCCGGTCATTGTGTAGGTATTAAAGTACGCCTGCGCAATCTGATTAGCGAACGCGGCTGAATTGGCATCGACCAGCCCTCCCGACTGCGCCATAGTGATTATCTGCTGGAACGCCGCCATCTTGTTCGGGTCTTTCGACAGCTCGAGCAGTCCCGACTGCAGGCCGGATATCTGTTCCTGGGTCAGTGTGACCTGCTGATTAAGCTGTTGGATTGTCTGATTGGCATCTACAATCGCCTGATTGTACCCGACGAGGAGGCCTCCCACTCCGCTGGCGCCTGTTGTCAGGGCGGATGTTGTGCATCCGGCCATCGCCAGCATCATCGCCGCCAGCAGCACTACAATAAGAATCTTTGTCCTGTGCATCTTCATTTCCTTTCATTAAAGGTTGATATGGAAGAGCGTCAAAACCGTTTTGACGTAATTACTGATAACGTCGAAAATTTTGTCATCTTCCTGCGAGGGTGTGAGCTTAACAATCGCATGGATCAGGCCGTAAGCAGGAGGAATAATGGTTACGAATAAAACCCAGTGCATATAAAGCCAGCCGCCGGTGATCCCGAAGAGGCCAAGCGTATTCGGGTCCGCGATGTTCATGTCTGCGATTCCAAGTATGATGTTCATTTTATGTCCCCTTCAAAAATTATAGTTTATCTTTGGCAATGAATCACTTAACTCACCATTTCCGTTTTTCTAAATAGCCGACTGGCTTGCCTGTTTGAATCGCATAATCAATTTCGCTCCGCGTGCTTTGACCGATGTAGCCGCCGACATTCAACACAAAAACCTCATCAGCAAGGTCAATTTTTCTCTTATGAACCTCATCGACCAGTTCTTTGACGCCTTCTATGTCCCCGATATGTGGGCCTTTGAAATAAGAATCGGGCAAAGCGCACCAACTAAGAACAATCGCCCCTTGTTTGGTTAATTCCCATTGCAAAATTAGCATCTGTTCTGTAAAACGCGTAGAACCGCACAAGCAAATTGTTTTGGGAAAGCCGTCTGGTTTTTCAATTTTCATATTTTGCTCTTTTGGTGAGTCAACTGATTCAACACCTTATCTTTTGCGGTTACAAACCGCGTTCAATTTGCCGAAGCGGGCCCATCTTTTCGCTCCGTGTCCACTTTCTCAGTCCGTGGACTGCCAGGCCGATGAATATGATATCGCGGGCCGCCAGGGACCACATTCGGGCATGAACATGCAGTCCTGCGCAGATGGTATTGCTCACAAGCCAGACATAAAAGCATCTCCGGTCGAGGTAGTTATTGAGGGCCACCCCGATCACTGTCAGTATCGTCGATATGGTTCCTAAAATTTCCATATTTTCTTGTCTAACTTCTTGCTATCATGTAATAATTGTTTCCATCTTTAACGTGAAAGCGTTTTACTGTGTAGCCATAATCTTTAAGAAATTTTCGTATCTCGAAAATTCGGGCGTTATATTGTGGTGCCATTTCCGCCAGTTCGCCCGTTGACACTTTTGGTAGTATTCTGTTGTTAAGGCGGTTGAACACCCGCCAGGTCTGCGCCTTGAGCCGTTTTGCATCCTCCTCACGGACGGAGACATTGACTTGGAGGTCCGCCAGCGTCATCTGTCCCTTCGATACTACCGTATATCTGTTCAAAATGGTCTCTCCCTCACCCGCACATCCACGGGTAGTTCCTCAATATTTTTCAACAGCCGTCCCTGATAGTGAATCTGTTTGACCCATAAAGGGATCCCGGCGGCCTTGCACTGTTCGACAATCGGTTTGACGCAGTTATGCCAGCCGTTGCCTGAAGGCGAGCTGGGTCTGCCCGGCCTCCAACCCAATGATTCCTCCTCGATGATGACCCAGTTGATTCCTTCGAGGTTGATTTCACCCATATTTCCCAGCAGCGGCCCGAACGATACCCACCGATGAATGGCCGGTATCCTCCGTAGAATGTCAATTTTCTCCTTTTCGGCGGGGAGACACACCGAAATGCCATACCAGACATTGTCAGGGATAAAGTGCCGATTTTCCCATGGATCGACAAAGTGATATCGAAGTGCGTTTTCAGGTCTTTTGGTAAGCACAAGGAATTTATGTTGAGGATGATTTTTCATCGCAACGAATATTCGATCTTGTAATTCGATGTTTACATCCCGATGGAACAAATCGCACAGGTCGCATACGAAGAACGTGTGCGGCCTCGGCTGCGTTATTTTGCCGTTCATCACCTTTTCACTGATGGCAAACTCAACGGGCGTCCCATCGTAAGGATGGTCTTTGAATTTGAGCAGGTTGATTTTCTCCGCCCAGCAATTGGCGCAGCCCGGCGAACATTTTGTACAGTGGTATCCGCCGCGTGAATCTATTATCGGATTCCAACTTTCATCCCAGTATTTGCCGATTCGTTTATTATCCATCTTTCGGTTCCCCCGGGATACAGTATTCCGCCTGTGTGTCATCTTTTTCGAGCGGGTTTTCGTAAAATCCGCACCAGGGCGGGTCATCTTCGTAATATTTGCATTCAGAGCAATTTTTCATGGGGCCGCAGGCCTTCTCAAATTTTCTTTTTACCATTTACTTTTTTATTTTTACTATCCGCCGTTTCAGCGGTCTGGTTTGCCCACGATTTCGGTTCCTTGTATTCCTCACAGGCCTCGGCGAAGAGTTTATCGATATCCAGTCCTATCAGCCTGGCCGTTGCCTTCGCATCCTCGATGAGTTCATCTTTTGTCTGCGTGATGGGTGTTGTCGCATCGATGAGGTTAAGGGACAGGGTTTTACGGATATTGAGCCAGAGTGTCTCGAGTATTTCCGGCTGTTTTTCATTTTCGAGCTTCGCAAAACTCATCCAGTCCTGGTTTACGCGGCGTTCATGGAGACCGTAATTATTGAATGTCGTCCCGAACGTCGCAGTCAGCGCCATCACAGTCGATATTTTGTTATCGCAGACCAGCGATTTTATATCCGCCTTGCCCACAAGTTCGCTTACCTTGCGAATGACAACTGACCAGCGTTTTTTGTCTAACATCTTTCTCTTTTCCGCCATCGACTTCCAGGAGGCCTTGCCGGAGGTCCCCGAGTTGCTGCTCTTGTGGTTCGCAACAGGGGATCCAGCTTTTTGTTTTTGCGGTATTATCCATCTCAGCTCGCCTGCCTTCGGGCCATGGACTATCATAGCCGGCACCGCATCCTTTTTGCCCTCTTCGGAACCCTTCCACTGGCTGGTCAGGGGGCCGAAAATAGATGTCAGTTCGTTATATTCGTTGGAATCGATATGCGCTGCCTCATCCGGCAGGACCGCAAAGATGAGATTCTTATGTTTTGCCAGCAGTTCCTTTCTCTTCATATCGAGATATGCGGTCATCTTTTTATACCAGCATGCGGGATTAAGGCAGCGGGCATTATCGGCGATTGCCGCGGGGTCATCGGTATCATCAAAGAGTCCCGGCTGGGCATCCGTCCTATCGAGGCAGCCGGAGCATGCAGCGCCTTTCTTGTCTCCTTTTCTGATTTCACCGAGGAGCCGGTCTTCCATATCCCAGGGCGCTTGTTTCAGCAATCGCCACATCTCTTTAATTTCCTGTTCAATTTCAGCCACTGTTCGCGGGTCGTCCCATTCACCGAATACGTCCGCCAGCATCTCATCCTGCATCTTTTGCGGAATGGCTGCTATGAACTGCAGGTGACTTGCCGTCAGGTATTGCAGGTGCGGCTCGGCGAGGGCTTTTTTCCAGTTCTTTGAGAGGTTGGTCTCAATTGCTCTCCTCTGGAGTACCCACGATATGGATTTGCCCAGTTTCGATGCCACCGCCTTTGTGTCACCATCATATTTGTCAAAAAGTATGTTGACCGCCCTGCCCTGTTCGAGTACGGACAGGTCCTCGCGTGCGAAGTTCTCGGCGAATGTTATCTCGAATGCCTCAGCATCGGAGATTGTGCCGTAATTTATTGCCCGTATCAGGGTCACATTGCCGAGTCCTGCGGCCATTTTCTCCGCGGCAAGCCGTCTCTGGCCCCCCAGCAGCTCGTATTTGCCTTTGTGTTGCGGGTGGTTTCGGACTATTACAGGCACAAGCACTCCTTGTCCGCGGATACTTCCAAGCAGTTCGAGGAATTTCGGGCTTTTCTCATCGATGATGCGGGGATTATCGCCCGATGGCTCGATATCTCTCACCGCAAGCATTACCAGTTCCTCTTTTCTCGTTTTGTCCGCCCCTGCGGGTTTTTCCGTTTGCGCTGTTTTCATAATTCTTTCCTTTCTCAATTCTAAATTCTAAATTCTTAATTATTTTTACGTTGCCGATTCGTTAGCCGTGTCCCTGACCGGCATCCCATACTGTTTTTTTACAAACGAAAAATGTCCGCACTTGGGACATTTGTCGGGTTTTGCCGTAAATTCCTTTTCGCAATTTGTGCATTCGTAGATTACAAAATCTCCTCTGTATTCCCCGCCTGTCGGCATCTTGTTTTCCGTCGCCGCGGCAAGCTCCTTTAAATCCATTTTTTCAAGCATTTTTATTTGTGATAGGTAACAAGGGTTAATCGGTTTAAACCCTTTCTCCTTGATTTTCGCATCGAGCGCGGCTATTGCCTGCTGTTGCGTTGCGAAATGTTCACACCACTTGAACTTTGTCCGGTTGATGTTGGCGGTCCACTGTTTTGTGCTCGCCTTTTTTCCCGGCTTGTAATATACGCCTGGATACTTGTTCTTCTGAAATTTCAAATCTGAAATTCTCCGTCTTATCTCCGGTCCTTCCCCCATCCCCAAGTCCTCTGTGATTTTTCGTGTCTTCTTTTCTTTTTGGGGGTCAATAAAACTCTGTGCCCTCTGTGTCCTTTGTGGCTGAACAATTTTCACAAGCATCTTCACAAAATCGTTATCCGACTCCATTTCTGCTGTCTTGCCGGTAAGCAGGTTCCGCAACGTGATGATTGTCTTTGTCCTGACCTCCATTACCCGGAACACATCCCTGCCGTTTGTAGTGAAAAGGTCATCCTTGACCGCCGATTCGATTCCGTTCATTTTATTTTTCATATTTCAACTCTCAAATCTTAGATCTCAAATCCTTCGCGCCCTATTCCGTCCCCGGCAATTTTTCTTGTACGCACTCGATTGTCAGCGTTATTTCATCTTTACCCTCTGCCAGCGCCTTGAGCTGCCCGATCTGCGCCTCGCTGAATTTGAGGGCATCGAACTTGACGGCCGGGTGACTGCCCTTATCGTTTGTTTTTTCGATTATTTCCCTGACCCTTGTCTTTACCGCAATTTTCGTTTTCGCCATTTTTTCATTCCTTATTTTTGCTGTTTATTGTTTGCTTTTTGAAATACGGTTGTGCGTACTGGTCGCAGACCATCCTGTTCCATTTTGCGATTGTTTCCGGGCCGATTTTGCCATCTATTTTTTCGCAGCCGATGAGCTGCTGTATCTCCTCGATTGTGGGAATCCTCTCAGCGATCAGCGTTTGTCGTTCGGCGTTCAATTCTGTCCGCTGTCCGCTGTTCCTGTACGCTGATTCATATCCCCTCCCGAAGAACCATCCGCCGGCAATGAGCATCGCCACATATAAGCATGTTCCTGCGAATTTTATTATGTCTTTTTTCACGCCGTTGCCTTCGCTTCGATTTCCTGCAATTTGACGTTAACCCGCACGATTGCTTCTGCTATGGGTGGGCATACACTGTTTCCGATTTTTGCTACCTGACTTGATTTGCTTTTGCCCGTGAGAATATAATTTGCGGGAAATCCCTGAGCCAATGCCAACTCTCGCGGCGTAAGCATCCGCAGGCCGATATCGGCAATTTGATATTCCTGCCCTTGTATTGTTACCAGTCCCAGCCGGTCTTTTGTTGTGATTGTGTGCATCGGTTTTTTAAGTGTTTGCCCGATATTTGTGCCGTAATACTTTATGAGGAAAGCCCGGACTTCCCCGATATGCGTCCCCGTCGCCGTCACAGTCGGGACCGGACTTCTCATATCGCTACCGATATTTGTCCCGTAGAATTTCGTGAGGTGACTTGTCACTATTGCATTGTGGTCTATCGAGGTTATCGTCGGCAGTGGTCTGTTCATCGCCGCGCAGGGATTGCTGCATTTGTAATACTTTGACAAAAACGCTGTGATTAAAGCGAAACGGTTCTCAGTTGTAATCGTCCGTAGCGGTTGTTCAGGAGGATAAACATAAGAGGCATTTCCTTTTTTGTGGTCGATTGCCAGCAAGTAAGGTTCGACCAATGCAAAACGGTTTGAAGTATCTACCGTTGCTATTGGTTTGACTGGTGTTTCACAACGGCTTTCGCCTGCCTTTTGTTTGTGATATTTCGAGAGATACGGCACAATAAGGGCCTTGTTGTTTTCCAGTGTAATCGTATTAAGCGGCTGTCTTGTGCTGAAGTTTTTGCGCTGGCCTTCAGGGCCGCCAACGCCGATTACAAATGGTTCTTTCGCCTCGATAACGAATTTGCGAAGTCCTTTTGCTATACGCTGCAACGTGTTTTCAGCCAGCGGCTTTTTGCGCTCAAAGATGGGCCCGCTTCGGCAAATTGAACGCGGTTTGTAACCGCAAAAGATAAGGTGTTGAATCAGTTGACTCACCAAAAGAGCAAAATATGAAAATTGAAAAACCAGACGGCTTTCCCAAATCAATTTGCTTTCCGGCTGCGGCTTTATTATCCTTCTCGTCTGTGTTTTTCGGCCATCGAGAATCGCCCGTACCATCTCGCCACTGAACAGAATCGGATGTTCTTTTTTCATTTTCATACGCATCTCGAGCAAATCGTATGTTCCTTATCCGCCCACTCACATGGTGGGTCACACGCCGCTTCAATCATCTTGTCTCCTCATTCTTGCGTTGCGTATTCTCTCTAAAACACTTTTTTTCATTGAATGGATAATCCCGGCACGCCTCAGGCAAACCTTTTCTCCCGATGTATTCCCAAATCAAGCAGGTCGGCGTATTATCGATAATCGCGTACATCAGGCACGGTTCGCCGTTATCAATATTTTCCGCTATTTTGTGAAATTGTCTGACAAGTGGATGCTCTGAATTTCCCCAAAAGTTCAAACCAACCTGGACGCAGCATCGTCCGCATCTTTTGCATTCATGCTTTTTATTATTTGCCTTTTGCTTTTTAATTTTCGTATCACTCATGCTATCTCATCTAAGCCCCACGATAATCCCATGACTCTCATAAAATCTAATGTGCATAGTTTGACACCGGTATTTTTGACTATAGGATGACAACGGAAGGCCCACAGGCACGCGTGACATTGATTGCCTTTCTGCTGATCAGTTTTTATTTTGGACACATCCACTCCTATAAACTTTTTTTCAGTGACATCAGCAATCGTAATCCAGACATCTGCAATCATGCCGTGGTCCTCCAAATTACTTTCAATACGGTCGTTGAAACGGTCAGCACAGATGCAAAGCGAGGTCCTATTTTCCGACCGACCGGACGCCGTATTTCCGTTTCAAAATTTGGCTTATTGCGCGAGCCGCGTACCGCCTTGGTTATCGAGAGCCAGGAAGGACCCATTTGACTGCAGTAATCGTTGTTTCTTCTTTTCAGAATCCTTATTATTCGTTTAAAAACGCCAATGGTTAAATCTTTGTTTTTAACACGATAATGCGGTTTTCTTTCGATGGTGGACATTTGAGAGGTGGACATGTCGTGTCACCCCCTCATTATCCGCGTGCAAATGCGGTTGCTGCTTAAAATCTGCGGTGCCAATGTCGCTCGCTTTCCTTTTTTCAAAAATCTCTGCACTACCCACCTATCGCAACCCACAATCACATCACGACTTGCGATCCATCCTGCAATTCCTTGCAACGTTACAGGACCTATTGTTGCACAAAGGGCAAAAATATAAGCACTTTTATTCACGATCCAACACCTCCCCCAGCCCCTTCATTTGCACACCCGCCAGGTGCAGATATCTCGCGGTCATCAGGATGCTTGTGTGCCCCATCAGTGCCATAAGCATGTATATATCCACACCGTTTCTCAATGCATTCACAGCAAAGGTATGTCGCAGCATGTGAGGGTGCATTTGTTTGGCAAGTCCAGTATCTTGCCCAATTGTTTTAATCATTCGATAGAGTGTTGTTGACCCTCTTATTTCCCTTGTTTTTTCCGAGACATGCAGATATGGTCTGCCTTTAAAATTATAAAACACCGGTCTTCCAATGTCCTTTCGTGCCCAGCGCGGCATCGTCTTGGGTCTGATATCATCGATGTATAACTGCAGTTCTTTACGCAGCCGGCTGCTGATTGGTATGGTCCTGTCCTTGTTTCCTTTTCCCCGCCAGACAGATATCGCCTCAACGCCGAGATACGCTGGGCAATCTCTCAATCGCAGCATCGCCAGCTCACCCATGCGCAATCCCGTTTTTATCATCAGTTCGTAAATCAGTTTTATCTGTCTGTTTTGCGGATCAGTTTCATCCATTGAATCCAAATAATCGCGGACCTGCTGCTGTTCCTGCTGCGTCAGCACTTTGTCCCAGCCAATCTGGTCAACATGCCTACCCGCCTTGGTGATGTTTGAGTTTTGATTTTGCAC